AAAAAAAAAAAAAAAGCGACATAATTATTTTTTTTTTTTTTTGTTGGGTGTTTCGTTTTTTATTGCTCGTGTGGCTCACACTTCCCAACGCTTTTGATTTAGGTAGGTCTCGGCGTAGGGCATTGCGGTGTTGTCAAGTTTCTTTTTGCTGCGCTCCTTCTCTATGCCTATGAAGGCTTTGATGACCTCTTCGGGTTTGAGCTTGTCGAACTTCTTTTTGGCTACCGACTTAGTGCCGATTTTGCCGTATGCCTCCCAGAAGTCTTCAAAGGTTACTGAGGCGGGTACTTTTTCTATGGTGAAGTGCTTCCTAAGAGCCTCATCGTTGGCAAGTGCTTGTATTCGCTCTTCGGTGTAGGGTAGACGGTCGGGGTGGAAGAGCCAAAGCCATTGCTTAATGGTAAGGGGTTCGCCCGTGTTTTCAAAAATTCTTAAATTTCCATTTAAGTCATATTTAAAAACGTGTTCGGAGGGAGTGTTTTTGGCTTTAAAAAAGTAGGTGTTTTCCATAGCTATGCTAATTGTTCGTTAATATCATAGGTAATTTGCAGAAGGGTTTGGCGTTCGTATTGTCCGTAATGTTCCATTGTAAGGATGTATCCTAAGAACTTTTCTAACATATCGGCTTCGTAGAGTTTGAGCCAAAACCTGCGCTGTTTTTGCGTAGTGAACCCCATATAAAAGCGAGTCGCTTTGATAGTAACTTCTCGCATTATGCTATAAAGTACACGTTGCTCACGGTTGTTGAATAGGGGTTGCCCTATGAAGGTGGCGCGGGCAAGTACTTCGGCTTGGTCTCGTGATAAGGTAAGGGCGATTTTCATAGTAATATAAGATTTAATCGTTTTGCTATTAATTCTACAATGTCTACGGTTACGGCATTGCCGATGAGTTTGTAACGTTTTGTTTTTGAAATGCGCCTTTTTCTATCGTTGTAGTTGCCATATTGTGTCCAGTTGTCTGGAAAGCCTTGAAGACGTTCACATTCTATTTCTGTTAATCTACGTACACTACCAACACTACTGAGTAAATTATTTTCTTGAAATGCATTGCTCGATATAGTAGGGCAAGTAGTAAGTTCAGCACCTTTGTTTTTGCCTCGTGGATGTTGTTTAATAATAAAATCAGAATTATTTCTTGTTAGGGCAGGTGATATTCCTCTTTCATCATATACCCTATTTTGTTGGTAAGGTTGCCTACCATTAGACTCTGTGGAAGGATTAAGTTGTATCACTGTCATATCACTATGTAATCCTCCTGACTTTCCACCTGCGGTTAGTGTAGCTGCTTTTTTAGGTATAATATAAGTATCATCTATGTTCATATTTCCGTTGGCTTTGAGTGTGGTACTAATTTGGGCTTGTGATTGACTTGTCGCTTTTTCCGAAGAAGGGAAATCATCTTGTCCGATAGGAAATACTCCAGACACACTTCTTCCTGCAAGATGTCCGACAAGGTATATTCGCTCTCTATTTTGGGGGAGTACCCAGCTTGTATTAAGCAATTGCCATTCGATTGTATAATCCCCAATGTTGGCAAACGCTTGGATAATCGCCCAAAAATCTGCGCCAGCGTTTGAGGAGAATGCTCCTTTAACGTTCTCCCAGATAAATACACTTGGTCGGACGCAAGTAATGAGGGCAATTGCGTATTGGATAAGGCTACTTTTTGCGCCTGCGAGACCGGTACGTTTTCCAGCAAGGCTGAAATCTTGACAAGGCGATCCGAAAGTGATAATATCTGCTCCTGCAAGGTTTGCGGGCTGAATAGTGGTAATGTCTCCGATGTATTTTGCATTTGGAAAATTATATTTATAGTTTGCAATTGCGCTTTTGTCTATCTCTGAAAAATAATGTTCTGTAAATTGGTAGCCTGCTCGTTGAAAGCCGAGTGAAAAGCCACCAATACCGCTAAAAAGATCTATGAGTTTCATTTCCTATTGTGTTTAAATATTGTTATACTTCCCATTGCTCTTTGGTGAGTTGTGCTCCGCAGTTAGTGCAAAATAGGGCTGTTACTTCTACTGTAACGTAGTGAGCAAGGGTTCGGAGCTCTTTATGCTTGTGGGGGCAGGAGTGAACCGCACTGGTTATTAATTTGCTAATTTTCTCATTGGCTAATTCTCTAACTTCTTTCATAGCGTTGCTCGTTCATTTTTTGAAAAATATTGTTTACTTTGCCTACCTCTTGAGGGGTGAGGTTTTGAAGGCTTTTTTTAAAGGGGTTTTTGCTACTGCAGAACCATTTGCCAAGGCGTTTGATGTCGGCGTACTTTGGGTTTACCTTATCTCGCCAACCGAGTTCGTGGCATAGGGATAACAGCTTGGCGTGTTGCCTGTTTTGGGTATTGAAATAGGCGTGCATCTCGAAATGGTAACCAAGGTGCTGGGCTATGGCGAAAAACTCGTCTTCTGTTAGGTTTTTAGTGCTGGGGAGCTCTCGCCCTATAAAACTGCATACAAAGTGTAGGCGGGCTTTTCGGTCGCTGAAACGCTTACTTAAAAGGGTTTGCAAAATGCGAATTTGGTGGGGTTTTATTGGGGTTTCTTTCATTTTTAAATGCTGTTTAAACGTTGTTTAAAAATAGCTCCTCGCCTTAGTGGATCTCATAAGAGCGTCCTCTTATTGCAAGCGACCGGACTAAGGGCGGAGGAGCATCTTTTAGCTACCGAGATAGCAAAAAGTGTAGTGTTAT